GCTCCGGCGATGTCGCCCACCTGCATCAACTGTTTGATCTGCTGCTTCTGCTGCTCGCTGAACGACACACCGACGCGGCTCAGTGCCGTGATTCCCTTGATCGGATCGTTCAACGCCTTGCCCACCTGCACGACGGACGATTGCAAGTCCTGCCCCATGACCGACGATAGATCCTGTGCCGCGATGATCGCGGACTTGAACGTATCCCCCCGGATCTGCGTAAACGTCGCCAGCACACCGGCCGCCCCGATGGTCGCATCGTCCTCGAAGTCTGTCAGTCTCTGCAGGTCGCCAGCCATCTGGCGGATCTCGTCGCCACTGACGCCAGCCGCCCCGCCAGTGGAGGCCAGCACGGCATCGAGTTTCTTGCCCTCGCGTTCCGCCTCGCGGGCCGACTGGATGAAGGAGTTGAGCGTGAACGCCGCCCCCAGGCCAGCCAACGCCCCGCCAATCAATCCGATCGGCCCCATCAGGCCAGTGGTTAGCGTCCGGCCGAGTCGGCTAACCGTACCCTCAGCCTGTCGCAGAGGGCCAGTAAACCCGTCTGTGTTGGCGGTCAGGTTCGCAACAAGATCACCGACTATCGCCACCGGTCACCCTCATATTCTTCATGCCTTTGACGAGTTCGTCGGGACTGAGTTCTTTGGGCTTCGGCTTGTCCATCGGTCGGTATGCGTCCAATAGTTTGCCTAGGTCTGGTGTTTTGCCGCACATCGTCCGAATCATCACCGAGGAAGACACCGCCGCGCGGAAATCATCCGCTCGCTTGCCCCAGCCCTCAAGATGTGCGAACGCCTGCAACACGGTAACCTGCCGGGGGGTGAGTTCGTCCAACAGATCCTCCCAGGTCGCCAACCGATGATCCTGCGCCGCCAGCCGCATCAGGAACAACACAAGATCATCGGACGCTAGTTTTTTGCGGCTTTCTCCACGCTCCCACCCGAGGAGACTTTCTGGATTGCCTCGCCGATCTGCCGCAGCACATCAACGGGGATGTCGTCAATCTCGGCATCGCCTTCGGCAAACAGTGGCTTGCCCTCCTCGTCCACAACGGCAGTCTGAACAAGGTATCTCAGGCTCCCGCTGTCGTCGGTTTTGGCTAGTTCGTCGAACCGCAGCCCCTCACGTAGCGTGAGGCTTCGCACGAACACCGGTTCGCCGTTGATCTCGACCCGCTTGGGGACACGCTTCAGCAATGCTTTTCGGCTCACTCGTCGTCCTCGTCTTCGTCGTCTTGCGGCATCTGGTCCCAGTTCGGGCCGGGGACATAGGTGCCGTCGGGGTTGTAGCCTGTGATGATGCCCGCGTCGTACAGATGGAAATCCTCCGGGCTGATCCCAGCCGTCACCCTGCGGGCTGCGTGCTGTGCCTCTCTGGCCTGCTCGGGGGTCATGGCCGCCCGCTGAAGACACTCCTCGTCTTCCGGCTCGGCCACGCCCATTCGGACCAACATGTACGAATCGGGCCGCGAGACAATCGCCCCAAGTTTCCAGAACTGGACTGGCTCCATCCGCCCATTCCGCCACGTGTCGACCATGACGGTCTGGGCCTGCTCGTCCTCAGACAGCACAGCAGAGGGGCTGATCTCGATGTCTTCTCGAATGATCTTAGCCTTCATTAGCTGGGCCACCCAGGGTCACCGGTGACCGTGTAGGTAATGCTCCCCTTCAGCCCGTCGTCCATCGCGACGGTATTGCCGAACTCGACGCCAGCCGAGGTAAAACTCTGGTTCGTCGCTGCCGTGTCGGCGTAGATCATTTTCATTGCGTTTGTTGCCGGAGTAGCGATCAGATCGGTAATCGCTTGGTGCCCTGAGAGCGCCGGGTCGTAGAAGATCTCCGCCGAAACTTGACCGGGGTTGCTGTAGCCAGTCGGCGCGAACGTCTTGAAGACGCCTCCATCCAAAGTCGTAGACTCGAATGTTTCCGACCCGCTCCCGCTGTGCTCAATGCTGAGAATCTGCGCGATGTCCACCAAACTCGCGGCAACCGTGTGCTGCAGTTTCGTGCCCTTAGACTTCACAATCGCCATTGTTCACACCTCCTAAGTGTGCTGAATCGAGAACTGAAGACTCCGCACGTAGTGGCGTTGATCTCGGCCGTCACCGGTCAGAATCACGTCATCCCGTGCATTTTCCCAGAGGACCGCGTTGATCGTGTCGCTGACACCCGCTGCCCCCACGTAGTCGCGAAGAAACGTCTCCACGGCACCCGCCAGCGTGATCGATGCGGGCCGATTGCTCGCGTAACAATCGATGTCCAACTCTGTCTTTCGCAGCGTCCCGCCCGTTCCGTCGAGTCGCTTGTAAGGGTCGTGGCCGGTCTGCGTGATGATGATGTACGGGGGCTTGACGCCCTCCGCCGGGTTGTCAAGAAAGATCGCGTCGAACACCACACCGCCGACAGTCTGCGACGGGGCCAGAGTCGTGATTGTCGACTGCGCGAGTAGCAAAGTGCGGAGGCCGATTTCAATTGCCACTTGGCTTCACCACCTTGGCAAGTTTGGCTCGGATCTCATCGCGAATCACTTTGGCGGCCTTCGACTGACCAGCCGCAAACCCGCGCCGCACGACTCGGCCGAGAATTGGCCACATCTCACCGGTCGGCCAGTTCGTCACCTCGACGAGTTTTCCATTGCGGTACATCCGCGTCTTTTTGACCGTTCGAGACTTTGTCCCGAGAACCATCCAGTGGATGTTGGCACCGCTCATGCCGACGCCCTTACGCTTGCCTTTGCCCCGTTTCGCTTCTTTCTTTGCCGTGTTGCCAACGCCCGCCCCGGCTTTGGCGGCAAACATCCCGCTTTTGGCTTTCTGCATGCGCGACCCGAACAGCACCTTTGCGGCCTTGAACTGGACAGGGACCGCGTTCTTCATTTCCTTTGCCAGAATCCGGGCTGCCTTGGTGATGGCGGTTTTCATCGCACCGCGGGCCACCGAGTCCCGCACGTTGTTCAGCGTGCGTATCAGCTTGCGATCCCCTGTCAGCTTCAGCGTTGTCAGCTTCAATCCGGCGAGGGTCTTGACTGCATTCGCTTTGCGTCCAGCGATCTTCTGGGCTCGTGTCGGCTCAGCCATCCTGCGCCACCTCCACGGCCGGAAACCGGACCATCTCGTCCCCCTCGTCCACGTCCAGCGGGGGGCCGCTGATGTTGAACACTCGATCTCCCATCTTTAGCCGTTGCTTGACGGTCAACGCCTTGCTCTGCGGATCGGTTCGCATCGTGATCTGGTGGGTAATGTCCGCCGCGACCTCGACGCCACGAAAGAATTCCCGACTCCCACGGGTGGCCATCTCGCACCACCGCACGGCGAACGTGACCCAGTTCCCGGCCGTCGTTTCGTCGATCTGGCCAGCACTGTTGACCGAGGCCGACAGCCGTTGCACCTCGACCCGCTTTGACAGCTTGCCCGCCCTCATGCGTAGTCCCCCCACTTCAGCCGATCGGTGACGGCGGTGTACGACAACTCGATTTCCTTTGAGATGGTGCCCGACAAGACAGCTTCGCGGTTCTCGACCCAATGACTGGCCAAAAGAAGGATCGCTTGCTTCGCGTCGTCCGGTACGGCCGAGGCAGAACCGTATCCCGCCTGCATGGTGACCGCGACAGCGTTGAACCGGTCGTATGTCGTGGGCCATGTCTGCCCGAATGCGGGCCGAATCAAGATCGGCTCCGCGTACAGATCCGCCTCGTAGGTCGACGAGGCCAGCGTCTGCAGGGTGTTGTTCGCGTCGTAGTATTGGATCGACGTGATGCTCTGGATCGGCAGCACCTCCGGGACGATGTACGTGGGCAGGTAGTCGAGATTGACCACGACGGTCTGCGTGCAGAGTTTGCGCCGCGTGTCTTTCTCGACCATCATGCGGGCCGTCTTAATCAGCCCCGCCAATCGCTCGTCTTCGTGGCCGTGGTCAATGCGGGCGTGTTCCTTAAGCTCTGCCACACTGACCGGCTCGACCGTTGGCTGGACGCTCACGCGCACCGAAGAGCGCACGCTCTGCATTGACTCCAACGGTCTCGCACGGTCCCACGGCATGGCCTATCGCCCTCTATTCTGACGACGGACCGCCCGCTCGTAATGCGGGACAGCCGTAGTCTGTTCGATCTGTTCCAACGCGGGCTTGGCAATCCTCCGCCTGATGAGTAGGTTGGCCACCCCATCAGGCGGATCGATTGTCT